TTCTGGTCCTTGGCCTTCCAGCCAAAATTCACGCCGCGCACCTTATACCGCTGCTCCAGCAGTCTGTCCAGCACGCCCGCGCCGAGCCCACCCTCGTCGATCACCGTCAGCGCCGGCTGAAAATCCTCGATGGCCTCGATCACGTGCCCGACCACGGTCATCGTGTCGTCGCCGCGGAACCGCCGCACTTCCAGCAGGTCACGGCCCTTCCTGATCACGATGATCGTCGCGTCCGCCCCAAACCGCGCCGGGTCCACGCCGATTACCACAGGCGCGTCCGGGTCGCGCATCGGGGGCCGTTTCGCGGCTTCTTCCACCAGCCCCAGCGGGATGAACTGGTATTCGTCCGCGCCGGGAAACTCGCCGTACACCTCAACCATCGCCTGCGGCGAGTCCTCGCCGTATTCGTCAATGATCGTCTGGTACACGCCCTTGTCGGTGTCCTCCACCGTTCTGGCGTCAATGTTCTGCGTGTTCCAAAACGCCCGCTTGGCATTGAAACACTCGAAAAAATACCCCGAGTTCCGCCGCGGGTTACTGAATGCACACCAGAATCGGTGTGGGGTGTTTTCGGTGAAAAATCCGGCCGCCACAGACCAAATACTGTCCGGGATACCGCTGGCTTCGTCAAACACGACCATCATGCCGTCGTCGTTGTGCGCGCCAGCGTACGCATCAGGGTTTTCCTCGCTCCAGAGTTTCCCCTCCGCGCCCCAGTAACGGGTGCCCTTCTTCAAGTCGCGCTCCACCAGTTCGGTGAGCCACTTCGCCGGCACGATGCGCGTGGCGCTGATCTCGAACCAGTGCGAGTTCATCAGCATCGCCAGCCACTTCGTGATCTCGGCCCAGGTCACGCTCCTGAGCTGCGCCTCTGAGTTCGCTGACACGATCACGCTCGCCCCGATCCGCGTCGAGAGCATCCACAGTACGAGCCAACTGACCAGCGCGGACTTCCCGATCCCGCGCCCCGAGGCGACCGCCAGGCGGAATACCTCGTACATATCCCGCGTGCCGTTCGCCTCGATGTGCGCCCGTATCTTCCGCAGAATATCCCGCTGCCATTTACGCGGGCCGGTGCGCTTTTCCAGCGGCGTGCCTTTTTCCCCCCAGGGGAACACAAACATCACAAACGCCTCGGGGTCGTCGCGGAGCTTGGCGCTCCACAGGCGACTCATCAGGGCGGTTTCCTCCTGCGGGGTGTATTTCGTCGTCTGCACGCAATTCCTCGGTTATACGGGGCCGTCGGCCATTTCCGGCAGCGCCGTTACCGGCAGCGCACGCGCCAGCGGCTTCACAATTTCCACCGCATCCTCAATCGCCTCCGCGGCCTTCACACGCTTCTCGGCCATTTCCAGCGCCGCAGTAATCGAAATCGACTGCGTTACGTCTACCTGAACCTGCTGCTTTGCAAACCACTCATGCCTGTGCCGCAAAAACTCCAACGCCGCCTTCGAATCCCCGTTCGCGGCAGCCTCGTACAGCGTCTTCGACATCGTCATCTCGCTATCGGCCCGGCCCTTCATCTCCGCCAGTTCCGCAATCGGGTCCATCAGCTTCAGCCTGGCCAATTCCACCGGCAACATACCTGCCGCCAGCGCAAGCGCATCGCCGCGCAATCCCAGCTTCGCATTCTCGTAAATGCGCTCCAAAGCGTCAGGCGTGGCTTTCAGCTCTCTGGCAGTGACGGGTAGGTCGCGGAAGACGGAGAGGTGCATGGGGGGAGTGTACCTTATGAACCGTCAACCAACAAACGGTTGCTCCGCAGCCTTGCGCGCAGCAACAGCCTCTTCGAACGTGTGAAACCTGCCAAGCGTCTTCCGTTTGCCGTCAACTTGTATGGTCGCTTTCCACGGCGGCAAATACGTCACGCCGCGAACTTTTGCTTTGCCGCGACTGTACTCTGTGTTTAGAGCGTTATGTGATTGCGACACGCATCGCAAGTTGCAAAACCTGTTGTCAATTTTGATGCGGTTGATGTGGTCAATTACGCCATTAGGCCATTCGCCGTGCATGTAAAACCACGCAAGGCGTTGCGCCGTGTAACTTCTTCCAAGGACGCTAATATGCAAATGGTTGCCGTTGCACGACGAACCGAGTTGTCTGCCAGCCGGTTTTTTGCCGCACGCTTTTCTGGCGGTAAAAATGCCCGTGTCCGGGTCGTAGTGCAGGTAGGCCTTGAGTGCTGTTATATCCATGCAATTAGTATACGGCACATCGTTTTTTTGCGCAAGAAAAAATAATAGAAAATGTCTGGGGGGTCCGTACCATTTCACTCCAAGCCAAGGCCCTACCCGGGGCCTCGATTCTCCGCACCCTCATCATCCGCCCCCCGATGATCAGCACACTGACGATTTCGATGCTGACGATCCTCGAGCTGATGATCAACACGCACCTGGTCAGCGTGCGCATGGCCAGCACACACACGATCAGTACGCTGACGATCGCCTGGGCGTGGCAGTCGTGGCAGTCCCCCGGGAAGTCGATTCCGACCCCTGTGGCAGTGGTGGCAGTCTCCCGGCAGTCGCGCGCAGCGCATCAGACCCTCACCCGACTCCGTGGCAGTCGTGGCAGTCGTGGCAGTCGTTTTTGAAATCGATTTTGCGCGTGGCAGTCGTGGCAGTCGCCGCGCAAGTCGATTTTGCTACATTTTATAGCACATTGACCATGCTAGCTGTAGGGTTGTGGCAGTGTGGCAATGGTGGCAGTGCCACCAATATCGTATGGAGAATACCATGCTCTAAACCTATCTCCGTTACCTATGCCACCACTGCCACCACCCTCTAAGAGCGCACTGCCACAACACCGCCACACTGGGGGCACATTGCTGCCACAGCCGAAAGACCCCACGCCGCGGTAGGTTGTAAGTTTCGCGTCAGGTTGCGGCGCGAGACTGCGAGCACGGCCGGCGGTAGACCGGCTGACGGAGTAGAGAGAATGGCGAAGAACCCGTACCGCGCGCTGCTACGCGCTGCAGGCCTGCAGTACCGCCCCATCCTGGGTGAGGCGTCAGCAAAGACCGTGAAAGGCCAGCGTATCGGCTATCTCACTGGCATCTGCTATCTGGTGCCTGATGACGGGCTTTGCCCCATGGCGCGCCTGGCTGGATGCATGGCTGGTTGCCTGCGCACGGCCGGCCGTGGTGCGTTTGATAGCGTGCAAGCTTCGCGCGCGGCAAAGACAGCGTTTTTCCGCGAACATCGGGAGGCTTTCATGCTGTCTCTGGCGGCTGACGTATGGTCGTTGGCGCGGCGTGCCGAGCGTATGGGGATGCTGCCCTTGGTGCGGCCGAACGGCACCAGTGATATCCCGTTCGAAAATATTGTTGTTGCTGACGGGAAGACGATATTCCAGTTGTTCCCTGATGTACAGTTTTACGATTACACGAAGCATCCTAGCCGGAATTTGTCCGGGAAGACTGCAGGCAACTATGATCTGACATATTCGTTTTCTGCCGTGACTCCGAAGCCTATCAGCATTAAGGGCCTGCAGAATCCCGCGAATCGGCGCACGGCTGTCGTGTTCGATCGTCGCGAGAATATCCCCGAGTCTTTCCGGGGTTGGCCTGTCGTTGACGGTGACGATACCGATGTTCGGCACATTGAACCCGCGCGTGTCGTCGTTGCGTTGTACGCGAAGGGTCGCGCGCGCTCCGATATGTCCGGGTTCGTTCAGCGTAAGGGACGGGACTATTAATCGTAGGTTTACGGGTCGCGTGCCGGCCCGTATGCGTGCGATTCTCGCGCGACGAAAGGATAGAACGATGCCCACCGAATACCTGATCCTGCGTACCGTCGACGGTGACGACACCCTGTCGATCGCCGAACACCCCTGCGCCGATGCGCGCGCTCTGCTGGCCACACTGGCCCGGGGACGCGTGGTGCGCACCAGCTGGTGCGGCTCGACGCTGGAGGCTGACGTCAGCGTGGCGTAAGCCTGACGGCACACACTAAACCCGCCCGGATTCCCCGGGCTAACTGGAGAAAAGACGAGATGAAAACAATTCTGTCTGCCGCCGCCGCCGCGTGCGCCGCCTGGCGCGCCGCCCCGATGGGGCTTGTCCCTGTCGTCGTTGACCACGACGACGACGGCGCCGAAGGCCTGGCGTGGCCACGCGCGCGGCTCGATGAGCTGCAGGGCGACTGGTGGGTTGTCACTTCGGCCTGGCGTGCGATACACGCCGAAGCGGCCCGCCGCGTGGCCGAGGGTGAAGACCCCGAGCTGATGGTTCACTGCATCGGCGACTCGCCCGCGTCGGGCCTGTCGTCCGGGATCACCCGCGCTGAGCTGGCGCGTGGCGGCTATATGAGCCGCTATTACCGGCTCGGGGATCTGGCTGGAGTCTGACCATGCACGACATCCCCCTCACCGTTGCCGACGTGCTCGGCGCCCTGGCCATCGGCTGCGCATTCGGCGCGCTGCTCTGGGTGTTCCCGTGGTGACCCCGTTCCCCGGCCACGCCCCCGACGGCCAGCGCAGCCCGCTGGCGCCCGCGTGCTGGCCTTTCGGTACCCTGACCCCACCCGACCCCCGCTCGTCGCCTGTAGCGCCGATTGCGGGGCTTCCTGAGACCCTGACGCCTGCCGAGCTGCGCGAGCTGCCGGCGGGGTTGTTCTGAAACGAGAGGAAACGACGATGCGATACCCAAAGGACCAAAACAACACCTCCGTCTATGCCGGCATACGCCGCGAGCGCGGCGGCTGGGGCGCGACGGTGACGATGGGCTGGCCGTTTGCCAGCACCGTGCGCAGGTACGTTTACGCCACGCGCGCGCAGGCTCGCAAGGCAGACATTTCCGATGCGCCCGGAAAGCGCGGGAGGATCGAATAATGCCCCTCGTGTTACGTAACTGTGATCCCGACCCCGAGAAGCTAGCCCGGGGCCTGGAGGCCGCCCACGCTGTGCTGCAGGCTGCCGGCATCTCCCCGCACGCCGCCTGGCTGCAGTCAGGCTACCACGTAGCCTGGACCGATGCCG